GTTTGCGCACACCCGCGAAATGGGGCTGGTTTTTAGGATGGACAAGAGATGGCAGGAAGACGCCCGAAACCGACGGTTTTAAAGCTAGTCACAGGGAACCCTGGGAAGCGTGCAATAAACAAGAAAGAGCCAAAGCCGAAACGCGAGATACCGTCCTGCCCTGCACACCTACATGATAGCGGGAAGGTTGCATGGGGTCGCTTGTCCGTCCTGCTCGACCGCATGGGGGTGCTGACTGAGGCCGATGCATTCACGCTTGAACGCTTGTGTGACTGCTACACCGATATTTTGGAATGCCGGATGCTGATTGAGCGCGACGGCAGGACGTACACCAGTACTGACCATAGCCAGAACACCCTGATTAAGGCAAACCCGGCTGTCGCACAGTTGCGGGCGGCTGATGCGCAGTTCAAGAGTTACCTTGTCGAGTTCGGGTTGACCCCAGCAGCAAGGTCGAAAGTACACGCAGAACCAAATGACGAAGAAACCAAAGACCCGCTCTCCAAGTTCTTCGGATGATGACCCTGTTACAACCTATGCGGTAGAAGTGCGCGACGGCATCCGTATTGCTGGGCCACACGTTAGAAATCAGTGCAAACGGCACTTGCTTGACATTGAAGATGGTCAAGCGCGTGGGCTGGTATGGGATAAGGCCCGCGCCTTGCTTGCGATTGAGTTCTTTGAAACCGTCCTGCATTTGAATGGCGGCGAGTATGAGGGGCTGCCGTTCAAGTTGCTGCCGTGGCAGAAGTTCGTTGTTGGATCATTGTTCGGCTGGATGGCGTCAGACGGATTCCGCCGATTCCGTTCGGCCTATGTCGAAACGGCAAAGGGTTCCGGCAAGTCACCGCTTGCTGCTGGAATCGGAATGACCGGGCTGGTGGCAGACGGCGAATCCCGCGCCGAGGTCTACAGCGCAGCGACGAAGAAGGATCAAGCAATGATCCTGTTCCGGGACGCGGTGGCGATGGTTGACCACTCGCCCGAGTTGACTACCCGGCTGCAGAAGTCTGGGACCGGGGAACGCTGCTGGAACCTGGCGTACATGGCGACCGGCTCATTCTTCCGACCAATATCGAGCGATGACGGACAATCCGGCCCGCGCCCTCATATGGCGCTGATTGACGAGATCCACGAACACAAGACGAACACCGTAGTAGAGATGATGCGGGCTGGTACGAAATCCCGCAGGCAGGCGTTGATCTTCATGATCACCAACTCCGGCAGCTCGCGGCATGGGCCGTGCTGGGGTTATCACGAATACGGCGCGCAGGTTGCAGACGGAACGCGGATTGATGATTCATTCTTCCCGTACATCTGCGGGCTTGATGAAGAAGACGACCCGTTCGAGTCTGAGGATTGCTGGCCTAAAGCCAACCCCAGCCTGCAAGACGCCAACCTGCCGGGCTTTAAGTACATCAGCGAGCAGGTAACGGAAGCCAAAGGGATGACCTCGAAAGAGGCGATTGTCCGGCGGCTGAATTTCTGCCAGTGGACTGACGCCGAATCGCCGTGGATTAGCCACGAAGTCTGGAAGGGCGCGTTTCAGCAGTTTGAACTTGAATCGTTACGTGGGCGCAGGGCGTTTGCTGGTCTTGACCTGTCCAGCACGACAGACTTAACCGGGCTGGTGTTCCTGGTGGAGCCGGTTGAGCCGGACGAGCCTTGGAAGATTGTCCCGCTTGCGTGGCTGCCCGATGCAGACCTTCAGAGGAAGTCAGACACAGACCACATGCCATATGTGCAATGGGCTGCTGAAGGCTACCTGAACACAACCCCAGGCCGCGCAATCAACAAGCGCCTGGTGCTGCAAAAGCTGTCGGCCATGTGCGAGTTTTTCGAGGTTCGCGCGGTTGCATATGACCGCTGGCGCATCGAGGATTTGCTGGTCATCGCTGAAGACGAGGGCATAAGCCTGCCGGAAATGAAGGCATTTGGGCAGGGTTACAAGGACATGAGTCCGGCCATTGAAAACTTCGAGCGGATGCTGCTGAATGGCGAGATTGCCCATAACGGGCATCCGGTGCTGACAATGTGCGCCGGTAACGCTGTGACCGATTCTGACCCGGCCGGCAATAGAAAGCTAGACAAGCAGCAGGCTACCGGACGAATAGACTTGATTCTTGCCGCCGTGATGGCTGCTGGGATCATCAACATCAAAACTGAAACAAAGAACATCACCCAAGGCTTCGTTGAACTGGATTGAATATGGGATTACTCGACGCTTTCGCCGCAATATTCAAACGCGGCGGGGCCGAGTCACGCCCGCAAGTTAGCAACGCCACCTACAGCCAGGACGTGATGGATGCGTTCGGTGTTGTTCCGTCGGCATCCGGTGTTGCCGTCACGGCGACTTCGGCGATGCGCGTCGCCGCTGTGTTCGCTTGCGTGCAGAAGGTTGCCGGCGCCATTGCGACCCTGCCGATCAACGTCTACCGCACAGACGGCGACGAGCGCGTCAAGCTGCCGAAAGACGATCTCTGGTACAAGCTCAACGAGCAGCCGTGCCAGCAGTACACCGCCGCATCGCATTGGGAGGGCGTCAGCATGGCGCAACTCCTGCGCGGTGACGGGTACACCTGGATTCGGCGCGGTGTCAGCAACAACATCCGCGAGTTCTTGCCGCTGCCGTGGTCTGCGGTGACGCCGGAACTGCAGACGAACGGAATGGTTCGTTACTTCGTCAACTGGCCCGAGATGGGCATCCGCACCTGGCTGGACGCATCCGAGATATTCCACTTCCCAGGATTCGGCTTTGACGGCATCCGTTCGATGTCGGTGATTTCACACGCTGCCCGCGCCGCCGTCGGAAACGCACTGGCAATGGACGAATACAGCGGCAAGTTCTTCGCCAACGGCGCTCATCCGTCGATCTCGCTGGAAGCGCCCGGCGTGATGAGTCCCGATCAGATAACCGCCATGCAGCAGGCGTTCGCCCGCAAGTATTCCGGGCTTGACAACGCCCACAAGTTCCCGCTGGTTCTGACCGAGGGGATTAAGGCCCACGAGTTAAGCCTGTCGGCAGAGGACGCGCAACTGCTGGAAGCCCGCAAGTTTCAGGTGATCGACATCGCCCGCGCATTTGGCGTTCCGCCGCACATGATCGGCGAGACAAGCGCCAGCACCTCCTGGGGCAGCGGCATCGAATCCATGTCGCGCGGCTTCGTCACCTACACCCTGCAGCCTCATCTGGTGCGCATCGAGCAGGAACTCAACCGCAAGCTATTCCCGCGCGACGTTGGCAAGTTCGTCCAGTTCGACCGCGACGCCCTGATCGAAGGCGACAGCGCAGCCCAGGCAGCATACAACCGCGCAGCATTGGGCGGCCCTGGCGCGGGTCAGGGATGGATGACGGTTGACGAAGTACGCAAGAGCAAGGGGCTTGCCCCGCTGGGCGGCGCCGCTGCCGAGATATTCGACCCGCGCAGCATTGCGCAACCAGATGGAGCCGCACAATGAAGCAGATCATCCAGCTATACCGCGACAACCAGGACAGCCCGCGCCGCCCCGCCAATCTGGTGCGCAATGAGGGCGAGGCCAAGCTCTATATCTACGACGTGATCGACCGCTACTGGGGCGTTTCCGCCCTGAGCGTGATCGACGCCGTGGCGCAGGCGTCCGGATCTGATATTCTGCACGTCTACATCAACTCCCCTGGCGGCGACGTGTTCGAGGGGCGCGCAATCATGGCCGCCCTGCAGCGGTTCCCCGGCAAGACAATCGCCCACATCGACAGCCTGTGCGCCTCTGCCGCGACCAGCATCGCGCTGGCCTGCAACGAGGTCGAGATTTCGGAAGGCGCATTTTTCATGATCCATAACGCAAGCGGCATGGCGTGGGGAGACAAGACAGACCTGCGCGAAACCGCCGACCTGCTGGAAAAGGTCGAGGGTTCGATCATCGCCGACTACACCGCGAAGACCGGCAAGGACGCTGCTGAAGTCGTCGCAATGATGGACGCTGAAACCTGGTTCAACGCAGAAGAGTCCGTGGCGCATGGATTCGTCGACCGCATCGCCGGCAGCCAGGCCGCACAGAACACCTGGAACCTCGCAGCCTTTTCCAAGGCGCCCAAGGCCTTGCTCGAACCTGAACAGAAACAAGACCCGGAACNGCCCGCNTCGGTGGGCTTTTTCATGTCGGTCGCCAACGCCAACCGACTCAAGATCGCAACTGTTTCATAGCGCTTCTCGCGCGAAACCGNCGGGGGTCGGATACCCCCAATTCAAGGGGCTTCGGCCCCGTTTTTTTGGAGTCAAAAATGCAAAACATCCAAGCCATGCGCGAGAAGATTGCCAACCTCGCAAAATCCGCCAACCACCTGATCAACGAAAAGGGCGACCAGACCTGGACCGCCGAAGAGCAGGCCAAGTTCGACGGCTACACCGCCGAAATCGAACAGATCAAGAACCAGATCAAGAGCGCAGAGAAGCTGCGCGAACTCGAAGCCGACCAGTTCTTCAATGCTGCCCCGGAGAAGAAGGACGAAGGCGTCACCATCGACGCGCTGGCCGCTGTTGCCCTGTACATGCGCCACGGCAACAACGTGTCCGCCGAGCAGGCCGTCGCCATTCGCAACGCCATGTCCACCACCACCGCAGCAGAAGGCGGCTACACCGTGCCGAGTGAGATCGCCGCAATGGTGATCGACAAACTCAAAGCCTACGGCGGCATGCGCGAAGTCGCCGAGATCATCTCGACAGACTCCGGCAACGCGCTGAACTTCCCGACCTCGGACGGCACCGCTGAAGTCGGCGAGATCGTCGGCGAGAACGCCGCCGCCGCGCTGGGCGAAATGACCTTCGGCACCATCCCGCTCAACGTGTTCAAGTACAGCTCGAAGAAAATCGCGCTGCCGGTCGAGTTGATCCAGGACTCCGCCATCGATGTGATCGCGTTCGTGGTCGACCGCCTGGCCGCTCGCATCGCGCGGATTCAGAACACGCACTTTACCGTGGGCGCTGGCACGACCCTGCCTGATGGCATCATGCTGAAAGCCGCAACCGGCGTTACCGGCGCAACCGGCACCACGCTTACCGTCACCTATGACAGCCTGGTCGACCTCAAGCATTCGGTCAACCGCGCCTACCGCTCCAACGCCAAGTACATGATGAACGACCTGTCGGTCGCCATCGTGTCCAAGCTGAAGGACACCACCGGCCGCCCGATTTGGGTGCCGTCGGTTGATGTCGGTGCACCCGACACGCTGCTTGGCCATGCCGTGCAGACCAACGACGACGTGGCTGTTATGGCTGCAAACGCAAAATCCATCGCGTTCGGCGACCTGTCCAAGTACATCATCCGCGACGTGGCAAACAGCACCAGTCTGCGCCGCTTCGATGACTCGGCATTTGCCCTGCTGGGCCAGGTCGGCTTCTGTGGCTGGACGCGCAGCGGCGGCAACTTGGTCGACACGGCGGCGGTTCGCGTCTACGTCAATAGTGCCACGTAGTGAGTTAATTGTGGTATACTCTCACAATGAGTATATACACAAAGACCACTAAAAAAGCCAAAAACTGCGCTCAGTGCGGGCAAGAATTCATAGCCTTTTCTGAGCGCAGCCTGTGTTGTTCGAAGCCGTGTTTCGACAAATTCACAAGCGAGACAAGGAAGGAAAAAAGACGATTAGATTTTTCCCCATTGCCTGATAAGCCGTGCAGGCAATGTGGAAAGATTTACACACCAAAAACAAAAGCATCAAACTTCTGTTCTGATACATGCAGGCAACGGGCCAAGTATCTGGCAAACAGAAGCCCTGAAATAATCACAGGGAAAAAAATGGCTCTCAGGGGCCGAAAGCAAAGCGAGGAACACGTAGCAAAAAGGGCCGCATCATTGGCCGCTTCGCTAAGTTCTACTAAACGGAAATGCGTAAAGTGTGATGAGGAATTCACTCCAACGCTAGCCGCTCAAAAGTATTGCTCTGGCAGATGCTGGCAAGCAGTAGATAGAAAGAAAAGACCAAATAGAAACAGAGTTAGCATTCCGGCTTCGCAATATTCAGACTTGATGCTCGCCCAGGATGGCAAGTGTGCGATTTGCAAGTGCGACAGCGGAACCAACAATCGAGGCGATAGGCTGGCTGTAGATCACTGCCATAGCACCGGCAAGATACGCGGTCTTCTGTGCCACAAATGCAATACCGCGATCGGATTGCTAAAAGACAGTAAAGAGAATTTGTTGGAAGCAATACGCTATCTAACGAAAGTCTAACTAAGTTCGTCAACCCAAAAATCCCGGCTCATAAGGCCGGGGTTTTTCATTGGATGAACCGTTCATCAAGGAACAAGCATGGCAAAGAAAGAAAGTAAGCCCGCAACGATGGAAGCCCTTGTGCTGCGCGACTGTGGATTCGGCAAGGTGGGCGAAGTAGTCACGCTGCCGCTGGCCGATATTGAAGCCGGCGCCGAACACGGAATGCTCGACCCGCACCCTGCCGCTGTGGCAGCCGGCAAAGGCTAAGACATGCCTGCGGTTATCATCACCGCCCCCGCCGTCGAGCCGGTCACGCTCGCCGAGGCCAAGGCGCACCTGTACGTCACGCACAGCGACGACGACGCGCTGATCGGCGCCTACATCGCCGCCGCGCGCGAGGATGCCGAGCACCGCCTTCAGCGCGCGCTGGTGAATCAGACATGGGAACTGGCGCTCGACGCCTTCCCCAAC